GCGGCAAGCCTGAGCAGGCCTGGCGGATCTGGCACCAGAAGATCGAGGGCGACCCGGGGCAGGATCACGTCTGGGATCAGGTGACGACGATCCGCGAGATCGAATGGCCGCACGCAAACGGCGGCAAACTGAAGGCGATCCACTGCGCGGTTGACACCGGCGGCCACTACACCAGCGAGGGGTATGACTACTGCCGCCGGTACGCCAAAGAAGGCGTGGTGGCTATCAAGGGCAGCAGCCAGAAGAATGCGCCGCCGCTCGGGAAAGGATCAAAACAGGACGTGACCTTCAGGGGCAAGACCGTGAAGGGTGGCGTCACGCTTTACATGATCGGCACGCACGCAATCAAGCGGACCATCTACAGCCGCCTCAAGATTGAAGAGCCCGGCGACGGCTACATCAACTTCGACGACGCCACCACGGAAGACTACCTGCAGGGCCTCACCTGTGAGCGGCTGCAGCCGCGCTACGTGAAAGGGTTTCAAGTCTTGGAATGGGTTAAGCCATCCGGCGCCCGCAACGAGCCGCTTGACCTGAAGGTGTACTGCCTAGCGATGCTGGAGCTGCTCAAGCGCCGCTACAACCGCGCCACGATGTGGGACCAGTTGGCGGCACAACTGGCGGCCTCCGTAGCCTTAGACCAGCAGCCCACCCCGCGCCGGGCACGATCATTCAAGGTGATATGACCCAGCCGGCCGAGCTCTACCAATCTGACGCGGTCTCCTGGATCGAGCTGCGCGTCCACCCCGACGCCACTGCCGTTCGCGTGTGGTTTCGCGCTGCAGCAGCTGGCGCCGGTATCGAGGCAGTGGCCACCGACACTGACGACGGCTGGAAGGTGGAGCTGAGCGCCGCCACGACGGCCACCATGGCAGCTGGCGCCTGGGAGCTGCAGATCGTCTCCACGGTCAGCGGCGCCCCGCTCACCACCGGCCGCGGCAGCTTGACCGTCCGCAAGAGCCTGGCATTCAGCGGCACACCCGGCGCCTTCGATGATCGCAGCCAGGCGCAGAAAGATTTGGAGGCGGTTGAAGAGGCCATCCGCGCCCTGACCACGGGTGCGCAGGAGTACCAAATCGGCAGCCTGGGCAACGGTGGCCGCAAGGTGGTCCGCGCCGACCTGGCGGAGCTGATCAAGTGGCGCGACCGCCTCAAGGCTGAAGTCGCCCGCGAGAAACGCGCCGAGATGATCGCGCAAGGCCTCGGCGATCCGCGCCGGCTCTATGTGCGCTTCACGGGGGTGAGCTGATGGGTGTTCGATCCTGGCTGCAGCGGCAGATCCTGACCACCCGCCACGGGCGGCAGCAGGGCCAGCGGATGTTTGAGGGCGCCCGGCGCAACCGGTTGCTCCACGACCTGGTGGCACCGACCACCTCCGCCGATGCCGAGCTGCGCGTCAGCCTGGCCGTACTGCGCGACCGCTGCCACCAGCTGGTCAGGGACAACCCCTACGCCCGCCAGGCCAAGCGGACCACGCAGATCAACGTGGTGGGCCCGCGTGGGATCCAGATGCAGGGGCAGGTGATGAAGGCCAACGGCACGGAAAAAGACGTGCGCCGCAACCGGCTGCTGGAGGAAGCATGGCGCCGCTGGTGCCGGCCAGATACTTGCGACGTGGCGGGGCGGCTGAGTTTCCACGGCTTCGAGATGATGATCGCCGGCAGCCTGCCGGAGTCGGGCGAGTGCCTGATCAGGATCGTGCGGCAACCGATGGGGCAGGGCCGCACACCGCTGGCGCTGGAGCTGATCGAGGCGCACCAGCTCGATGAGGACAAGTCTGGTGTTTCAGACCGCGCCGGACACGAATGGCGGCTGGGCGTCGAGATCAACCAATGGGGCCGCCCGACCCGGTACGCGGTCCTGACCCGCCACCCTGGCGATGTGGAGCTCGGCCTAAACCGCCGCGGCGTAGAGCGGAAACACGTCCTAGTGCCGGCGGCGGACATGATCCATGTGTTCATGCCGGAGCGGATCGGGCAGAACCGGGGGGTGCCGTGGTTGGCGTCGGTGATCACGACGGTGCACAACCTCGGAAAGTATGAAGAGGCCCACTGGACACGGAAACGAGTTCAGGCAGCATCGCTGGGATGGATCCGCACCCCAGACGGTGGGCTGCAGGGTGATGAGGTCCAGGACGGACAGCAGCTGTTCAACACTGAGCCCGGTAGCTGGAACATCCTTGACCCTGGCCAGGAGCCGGTGGCGCCGGACTTCGGGCCGGATGATGGTCAATATGACAATGTGGTGAGGAATCTCACCCGGCGGTTTGCGGCTGGGTTCGGATGCAGCTACGCCACGATCAGCAAGGACTTCAGCGACACGAACTACAGCAGCATGCGCACCAGCGTGCTGGAGGATCGCGACCACTGGCGGGTGGTGCAGAGCGCAATCATTGAGGTGTTCCACCAGCGCGTATTTGAAGAGTGGCTACGCGCTGCAATGCTGGCGGGCGAATTGTCGTCACCAGCATTCTCCGATTATTGGACTCGCCCAGAAAGGTATAACGCTCCACGCTGGCAGGCTAGATCATGGGACTGGGTGGACCCAGTTAAGGATGTTTCCGCCATGGAAAAAGCCAAGGCGATGCTATTGAAATCTCACAGCGAGCTGATAACTGAATACAGCGGCGAGCAGTTTGAGCAGGTGATGGCGCAAATCGCCATGGAAAACGAGCTGAAAGAATCACTGGGCCTGATGCCCACCGTGGAGCAACCGCCTGAGCCCGTGGTGCAACCGCCTGAGCCGGAAGAGGACGACGACGCCCCAGAAGATGTAGAATAGGTGTGCCCCGGCGCTGTGTCACCAGCCCGAGGCGTGACCAACCTGAAAGGACAGGCCGATGGCATCAGTATCGCAGAGCAGCCGTCAGAAGCGTCGACCGTGGACAGCGCAAGACCAAGTAACCGCCGAAGTCATGGCGGCGTGTGGCATAAAATGCAAGGCGATTGCTCGGTATATGGGCCGATCAGACGGCACCATTTCAGCGCACCTAATCCAAGGTGAAACAGAAAAAATCTTTGAGCGCAACAAGCGATACTATTACGACAATTTACATGAAGAGCGCCAACGAAGGCGCCGCTACTATCAATCGAACATCAAGATTGAACGCGAACGCGCTCGGCTCCGTTACAGAGCCAATCCTGAAATAGAGCGAGAAAGAACCCGTCGATGGCAAAGAGAAAATCCAGAAAAAGCATTTGAGCTTCGGCGCCGCGTGTATCAGAACAATCCTGGAGCTGCTCGGGAAAAGTGCCGTCGGCGTCGCGAATGGAGGAGGTCATCCCGCCGCGCCGCCCTCCACCCCGTCACCCGCGCTCAAATCGACGCTCGCTTCGCCATCTGGGACAACCGCTGCGCATTCTGTGGAGTGGATGCCAGCCACGAACGAAACCACGGCCGCGAACGCCTCACGGTTGAACACGTGTTGGCCCTGACCAAGGGCGGGCTTGACGAGGCGAGCAACATCATTCCCGCCTGCACCGCTTGCAACTCCAGCAAGCACAACTCACCGGTTGAGGATTGGTACCGGCAGCAACCGTGGTTCACAGAGGCTCGCTGGCGCAAGATCCAGCGCCATTGCCCCGCCGCCGTGGTGGGCCAACTACCTCTGGCGCTGGCGGCGTAGGCCGTCTTTAACCTGAGACCAGCGACTATCCGGCTTTGGATCTCACGAAACTCAAAGGCCCCCAGCGGCGAGAGCTGCCGATGGGTCTCCAGATTGAAGAGAAAACGGATGAGACCCTCACCTTTTCGTTTTCCAGTGAACAGCCAGTAGATCGCTGGTTTGGCCGCGAGATCCTAGTGCACGAGGAAGGCACCATGGACCTCTCGCGCCTGAACGACGGCGCACCATGGCTCTGGGGGCATGACCCTAACAAGGTCCTGGGAGTCGTTGAAAAGGCCTGGCTCGGCGACGATCGCCGGCTCTACAGCACGGTGCGGTGGTCGCCCAACACCACTGAGCGCGGAACTGAGGAGTTCCGTCGCCGCGTCGATATTGAAGCCGGCATTACGAAAAACGTCTCGTTCGCCTACAGCATTGACGACATCGAAGAGCGCAGCGGCGACTTTTACGTGACTAGCTGGAAGGCCCTGGAAGTCTCCAGCGTCAGCGTCCCCGCCGATCAGACCGTAGGCCTGGGCCGCGCCATGGATGAGCCGGCGGCTGAGCCTGAGCCTGCTGCTGAGCCCACCCCGGAGCCCTCCGCACCGGCAGAGCCGACCGTGACGGCTCACGATGAGGCAATCAAGGCAGCCGTTAGTCAGGCCCTCCATAGCCTGACAGCACAGACCGCCGAGCGGACTGACACCCCTGTTCAGACTCTCATGACCACTGAAACGATCAACGTGGAGGAGGTGGCGCAATCCGCTCGCATTGCTGAGCGTGAGCGCGTCGCGTCCATCAAATCAATGTGCGA